TTCTACTTCCCACTTATCTAATTCAATTCCTGCTCCAAAAGGATTGTTAGGATCTCTTCTCATTCTGTTGTATTCTTGTTCACTAAAAGTTAAAACTTCTTCTTCATCATCATCTCGGTCTTGTTTTTCATCATACATAGATTGACCAAATTGTTCTATTGGCTGACATACACCATCAATTAATTGATAACCAGGAGGACAAGGATCAACAGTTACATCTTCTTGAACACTAAAATCTATTTGTGGATTTGGATATAAAGCTGAAGGATCAAGTGTTCCTGCTGCTTCTTGTTGTGTTCTAATGTCAAAAATAGGATTGCGAAATGGAGTTGTTGATGTTGTGTTATAACCACCGCCAAGATAATTACTGATAAT